TCACAATCCATGACCGTGGAGAAAGCGAATACAGCGGTTAAAAAAGAAATCACATTCCCGAATGCATACAAGTCCATTCCGAATGTTTTCGTCACAATCCATGCAAGCGATCCGCTCAAATACGGCGTTTCGGTTGGAGGGGTAACCGCAAAAAGCTTTACATTGTACTTCAACGCAACGAGTGCCACAACGGCAACGATCGAGTGGTGTTCAATCGGTCGCATTGACCAGTAAGGAGGAAAGCCATGTCAAAAATCAGTGCTTACGAAAAGATACAGGAATTCAACGGATCTGAGGTATTTATTGTTGACACCTCAGACGGAACAAGAACGGTCACATATCAGCAGCTCGTAGACCTCATCAAGTCAACCGGCGGTAATGTTGTAGCACAGCAGAAGAGTGTGACTCCGGCAGCGAATGAACAGGTTGT